TTAACCAACTGTTAATTGTTGTTTCTGATCTTGTAACAGTTTCAAACCAACTTCTTTGAATTCGAAACCAGACTTTTCAAAGAAGAACTCTATCATGTTACGGTCTGCAATATACTTTGGCGAACCGATCCATTGATCATGGTCAGAGATTTTTGGGTGATAGACGATACACACTGCCTTCGTGTATCCGTGTTCTTGGTGTGCCTCGAAAAAGTTAGACATGAAGGTCTGAAGCGAACCACCAGAACCACTTGTGATAACTTCAACAAATGTCTTGCCGTCTTGGTAAGATGGAATGATCTCTTCGTAAAGTTTTTTCTTGTTGGCACCCTCTCTCCACTTGATGTGCTTCTGGCCTAGCAAACTCAGTTCTTCGTTCTCGATTGCTTTCTTCGCCTTGTTGATAGCAGAGTTGATTTGACGTTTGGTGATATTGAACTTCTCAAGTGCAAGGATCATTGCATCCGAATCAAGATCGATGTTGTGGTTATAGTAGAGACTCTGTGCAATCTTGGAGAAATCGTCAGATTGGTTTACCTTTGGTTGAATCTTACCTTCCTGAACATTCAACATCATGCCCAAATATTCGATCTCTGAATCTGTCAGACCTTCCCACATTGACAGGGGAACACGAACTACCTCAAGAGTAACACCGTGTTTTGAGTCGTTGGTCGCACGGGTAGAGTGGTTACCACCAATACCAGCAGAACCATCAACACCAAAGTCTCGATCACCTTCTTCAAAATATCCTTCTAAAAGAACCGCCTGAAGTTTTAACTTCTCTGTGTTCCCGTGTTCCTCATCGATAGCGTTCTGGATATTCTGTTTGTGCGTCCAGTCATCTTCTGCACGTACTTGAATGAAGGTTGTCTTGACAACCTCAGACGCCATCTCCTGTTCACCCTTCATGTTCTTGATCTCTTCTGCGAGAGTCAGAACACGATCCATATCGAACTTCTTACTGGCGGGTGACCCGTTAGACTTATTAAAAAACATCACATTGGATTTTGCATTTGCTTCACTTAACACTCTATATTCCTCATTTTGCATTGCACCCCAACTACCAGTACGTAGTATCTCGTAGTCAAAGTCATTATAACTCTCTCTCAAGAGTTGGTTAAATTCTTCACATTTGGAAGAATGGTTATACCCATCTGAGATCAGACCCTTATGGATGCCAACATACATACGTCCGGTTGGACGGTGCGTATATTGGTATAGGTATGCTTCGTATTTCATGTTTTAATAATAACAAACTGGACACTATTTGTCAAGGGCTTTATCCATCTTTTTTGCGAATTCCTCGAAATACTGGTCTTCACTCAGAAGAACCTTGGAGTAGTTGTTGCGGTACTCTTCCAACTTGTTATCAAAGAAAGTAGGGTCTCGTAACTCTAGGATCTTTTCCTCAAGTTCCTCAAACGTCTGGACTCTCTGCCAAGGGTCTATGTTATACGTGTTGTCTATGTCATAGTCCTGCCACACAAAGGGGACGATACCAATAGACAACGCCTCTGGATATCGTGACGTAGTGGCGTGTGGGTCTAACCAGTTGAAACATAGAGTAGACCGTGCGGGTTCTAGTAGAGGATAGAGTTTTCTCCAGTCCTTGATCCACTTGGATTGTCTCTGCACACCCGAAGGGAATCCGCCGATCATGACGGTAGACAACTGAGACCTATAGATTTTACGGATGGTCTTCTCTCTATCGTTTCCATGTTTCATCCTACCCCAATACCCAAAGTCCACAGACTTACCTTCGAACATCAAATCGGAGATGGGGTTCTTCAACCTCTGAATGAAGTGATACTTCATACCGTGAATATTTCCACTGAAGTCTATCTCATCTATGGTCACAAACTTCTTGATGTTTGGCAGGAAACTGCGGTACAGTTCTTCGGTGTCTCCCCTGTCACTACGGAACATCACTACAGTCTTGCCTTCGAAGTAGGGTGCAATCTTATCAATGTGAGACTGACTCTTCGCCAAGTCTTTGGGGTTCATCTGTAATTCACCGTGATACCGAAACTCACTGTCACTTGGTATGACAATAACATCTGCGGACTCAATGGTTTCGGGTGTACGTTTAGGGCGTGTCCCATCAAAGGAACAATTGTACGTATCGTAGTTGTGTTCGGGGTGCGCCTTCATCCACTTGACGTAGTTCTCGAAGAAACTGTCCAGTACGGTTTCGAGTGGTCCTTCATACTTAACAAAGGATCTCAGTCTTGCGATGGTAATGTTCATCGTATAATATCAATCTCGTTCATGGTGTCCTGATTCCAGACCTCTAGTTCTGTACGGACACGATTTTCATTTTTCAACTTGTCGTAACGTTTACTGGCGAGTTTCTTCCACCACGCGATCACGTTATCTAGTTCAAACCTATCAAAGTTTTCTGCCTTGATCAGGTTATCGGTCCTACCCAATAGAACGTCCCGCACATTAGAGTAACCATACTCACCCATATAAAAACGTTTCTGTGTAGTCACATCACCCGCAGTCGATATCTTATCAACAAATTTGTTGTACGCCTCCGTGTCATGATGTTTCAGTGATGCCTTGACGATACTCACCATCTTGGTTTGCATCTTTAGTTTACGGGATGACGCACCCTTGTGCACTAACTCCTCACCACCGTTCTTCTCAGTAAACCAATCCCTCATCTCTGGATAGAAGTCATCCCCTAGAGTCAACAGGAACTTAGATTGTGTGTCGCCCTTGTACCGTAGATAAGGACGCATACCATCATACATCGATGCACCCTTGAGGTTACCATACAACGAGGTGGTTTCAAAGAGACAGAACTCTGTATCATATTTGTCATTCAACATTCTGCGACTATCATGGGAACAACAGATGGCGGCAAGTAACTTACCACCAAGATAGTTAAACCCAAAGGGTTGGGCGGGTACGATGTTGAACCCCATGATTGCACGTTTGTTGAATATGTCAAGATCCGGTACACCCCCAAGATACTCGTTCCGTGGTTTGGAATTGATTAGAGGAGATCCAAACCGAATGAACCCACATATGGTGTTGGTGGTTGTTTCTCTGACTACCATCTTTAATGTCTTGCCAGGCGACTCATCCGGAGAGAACGAGGCAGTCTTTTCAAGTAGGGTGTCAAACAACTCGTGTGGGATTTGTTGGATACGGAAGTCCATATCTTGGGGGTGCAAATCAAACTGTTGGAACAGGTCATCCTCAACGGACATGCCTGGCAACGGTGCGGGGATGTTCCTCACACGTTCGATCTTACGTGCACGGAAATAGTCATCGATACGTTCGAAGTCATCGAAGTAATCCATGAGTTTCCACGCTGCGTGAAATGCGTCTTTCTTTGATAAAATCATATTGAACCTCTAATCATGTACCATTATATAGCATCCAGACAAGTTTGTCAAGTGTATAAATAGAGGTGTACATAGGAGTGACTCATGGCGAAATCTACCTTAACCGCAAACAAAAACTTTTTACAACCCACAGGGTTTAGAGTAAGCATCGACAACACGTTGTTCGGTAACGTGCAGTTCTTTGCACAATCCATATCACATCCGGGCGCTTCCACGAACGCAGTCGAGGTTGGTATACCTAGAGTTACTGGAATCCCATTTTCAGGATCTAAGATAACATATTCTGACCTTACTGTCAACCTTATTCTTGACGAAGACATGCAGTCCTACACAGAACTACAGAAGTGGATGGAGCGTCTGGTCAACGAGAAAGAGGTTAGGCCAGGCGATAGGTACAGAGGACAGGTCGAGAAGGATGAAACATATTCCGACATCACGGTTACCATCTTGACCAG